TCCCCGATATCAAAGTCTGAGGATTGGATATATGAAACCATAGGAGTTTCATCATCGTTTAAACCATTCTCATGCTCGTACAACAAAGACAAGTCAGTATCAGGGTTATAAGCCGTTGCTAATGGTTTTCCTGAAGATGCTTTATCTAGCCATGCAGTACGGTTTATTGTTCCATAGTACCAAATTTGATCTAGATAATTGTATATGGCATAACGATCAACTACTGAAGATGTGGAACTACAGTAGAACCACCAAACCTCGTTGTAGCTTTCATTAGTTCCAGAAACAATCTGTTCGGCCTGTACAAGATTTATATCTTTAAAGATATATTCTTTGATAGTGCAGGGGAGAACCTGTACACGACCATCATAGATATAAAACTTGTCCGTCCCCATCCAGAACACCACGTTATTTACTGACACGGGCGCACGAGGGCAAATAATAGAAATGCTGTCTGACAGTTCTTGCAGGCCAAACACATCAGTGGTTCCTAAGAACTGTAGTGAATAGACATGAGTGTCAGTAAAAACCACTACTTCTTGTCTGGTAGGTATAGCCCGAATGATCCGTGAACCACGGGATACACGCAAAGATCCAGCAGAGCTTGGCAGACTATTAGGTGTAGTTCCTGTTGGATTCCAATACATTGGTTCATCTTGGCTAGCCCAACGAATAAGCAACGGATCATAGTCAGCAGCCGTACCGCCAAATGGTTGACATCCAAAAGCAAGAAGGTGTTTGTCGTTTTGTGAGACAAGCACTTGACCTACAGTTACTGGGACTGAATCCGCACCAGACAGAGAAGAAAGTAAGACTGCTCGGGTGCCAAGGGCTGATGATGGACTTACTGAAGATCCTCGTTCCCAATAATATACCGGTCCTCCAATAGCTGCTCCGGCACCGGTTGTATTTGCTCTAATATTTGCAACAAGGTCATTGTCAAAGTTATCCAAGAACCAGTCTCGTTGAGGCAAATAAACAGGTTGTGATGAGGAAAGACTCCATCCAACACTACCCCATCCGCCTGTACCCCAACCATAACCGGCTGTTTGAGTACCAAAACCCGTATGGATCTGACAAACAATAGTTATGCCTGTGCCACCGCCAGTAGCTACTGATGTAGATGCAGTGGCAACAACAACCGTAAAGTTATTGGCGTCTATTACTTGGGTGACTACAAGTTCTTTATTTAAATCAGCATTAGGTACTCCACCCACGTTACCCGTAACACCAGATATGGTGATGTAATCACCAACCAAACATCCATGAGCGGTAATACCAAATGTCACTGTGGTAGATGCGGCAACGGCAATCGTTGTAGATCCAACAGTTTGAGAGGTATTAACTTGATACGTTCCTACGCCGCCTAAACCGGTAAGAAAAGCAACAATCGTTGTGCCAGCAGAAGCGCCAGTCGTTATTACGCTACCAATAGCCAAAGCGCCAGAGGTAACCGCCGATATGGTGAGCGTCGTTCCGGAGATACTGCCGGTACCTGTAAACCCCGTTTCAACGCTGTTATCTGTTGCGGGGGTGGTTAATGTGGTTCGAATAGGGGTAATGTCATAGAACTCTGCGCCAACCTCTATATAGAGTTTTTTATCGGTACCTAGCGCCATAAAATCATCGGTAAACGATGTAAACCAATTCAACATCTGACGACATACACCAATAAACGGATCTGGTGCGTACTTGACCCATCCGCCTAGTTTCTGTGGATAGCCAGAATAAAACCGGACCTTATCGCATTCATACCAACCGCCTTCGTTGGCGTAGTTGGTCGTGTCTCTGTTTATCCCAGGTTTAAACTGTAGGCGTATAAACGACATGATTAAGCAACCAATCCAGGTAGATACATCACCTTACCGTCTCTTCTTGTTGCAGTAAGATTTTGTTTCTTTAAGTTTTGTGGGTCATACGACACGTGTACCCATCCACTATCAGGTACGCCCGGCGTTACAAACTCAAGAATCAATTGGGTGTACGTTAAATTATTTGCTATCCATTCTGCTAAATCTGGATTTCCTACCCCCGGTATCTCAATGTCAGCAGCCATTCCTCGGCAGTGATCCGAGGTTCTAGACCCCCCTACTTTAGCATTTACATCCGGCGAGCGATAGCCCGAGTTGACCTTGACGCCTTTCTGGTAGTGATCACGGATAGGCTGCAATACGTTGGCGCAGAGGTTCAAAAGATTGTTCAGTTCGTCTGGGCCAGGGTTGTTTGGTAGGTCATGGCGCAGCGCAGTCTCAGACTTCACCATCTCGGCAAGGCTAAAGTTCTTGGTCAGTTGGGTCATTTCTTCTCCAGCAGATCGTCAATTTGCTTGGTTTTCTCTTTACTACCAGCAGAACTACCGAAGTAATACCCAAGCACCATCGTCATAGCAGAGGTAAGACCACCTAGCACATAGACCAGAATGTCTTTTGACTGGGCATTGACATCCACAAAGATGATGACGGTAAAGAGGATAAAGGTCAGACCAACCGTGCCTAGCGCCAGGATAGGCGTCACCACCTTGCTGATAAAGGGTGCATTGGTTGATACGGCAATCTCAATCTCCCGCCGTCTGGCTGAGTCCATCTCTTTAGCCATGAACTCCAGCTCAGCAAGGTCACCCTTCTGCGCCATCTCCATGAGTTTGGCTTGGGCTTCTGCTTTAGCACCGGGGTCTGGAATGACCTTATCTAAGACCTTCTCACCAATCGATAACAGGGCGGCTATGGGTAGCATTTACTTTCCTATCCTTGTGCTTGCGACGCCGGAGATCACACCAATAGCCACCAGCATAATCTCTTTCAAAATCTCAAGAAACTTCTGGTCTATGGGAGCCATCTGTGTCAGGTCATGGTCTACGAACAAAACACTAAGAATGATGCCAATGGTTGAGATAACCAGCAACGACAGCACGCCTATGACCACCGTGGCCCAGACCATCGTTTGAATTTCTTCCGCTGTGTATTTCATACCAGACCCTTTGAGTATGTTCCACACCCTCTGCTTTTCATTCATGACCTGCCTTTAAGCATATACAGCCAAATAGCACCGACCATCAGCCCAACAAATATCGATCCTGCCACAAACAACCAGAACCCCAGAAGAAGCTGCTCCATGATCCTTGCACGACGAGCCTTCTTCTCCTGCGCTATCCTTGCTACTTCTCGTGCTGCTGCTTCTCTATTCTGCCTAGCCTTAACCTGAAACGCCTGCCAGTCATCCCACAACCCAGGTCGGCCCTGGTAAATAAACATTTCCCGCAGTTCCTGCTCTTGCTTCTTTAACTGCTCTAGCGCAAAGAATTCTTCTAGGTCGTTGCGCTTATGATCCGGTGTTGCCGCTACCTTCTCTTGGATCTTTGCCTTGTTGTCGAAATACTCAAATACTGCCTTACCAGCCTGGATAATCTCCCCGCTGTTATTTATAGCCTCCTTGATGACCGCAAAGGCTGCGTTGGCGGCGGCTAGTTCGAGTAGCATCGTCAAACATTTTCTTAGTTAAACCAAGTAACAATTGAGTATCTCGTTCCAGAGGTAACGGGATTTACTTGATGAGGATACTGAAACGAACTAGGAAATAACAACATACTTCCCTTAGCTAGTTTGTAGGAAACCTCACCATTAAAGAACTCAAACTCACCGCCTTCAAAGCCATCGTTTAGCACTATAGAACATGACAGCGCTCGCTGAAACCCCAGAAAGTTATCCACGTGTTTGCGGTATCCAGTGCCGGTTTCGTACTTAAGTAGGTCGTAGCCAGTGTCTTTTTCCACCACACAGGTAGGAAACTGTTTTGTATAAGCCAGCAGCCCAGCCTCAACACACCTAAATAACTGAGCGTCTATCTCTTTTCGCACCGCCTCGTTCTTCTGGATGCTTTCTACCCGAGACAAGCTCTTGATTTTGGCACCACGAACCTGCGTCATGACCTGTCCATCGACACCAATCTTTGAGTCTTCCCAATCTTCGTCTGTATCGTACTCGGCAAGAATGTCGCTAATTAGCTGCTCAGGCACCACGTTCTCTAGGTACATGATGTAGTCAGACAGATTGTTGGAGAGTGCTGTCATTGTTAGGTCTTCATGATGAACGCAAGAGCGTAGTACGGAGGCAGATTAGCGTTGGTGCCAGACGAGCCAGTGGATAAGACTGTAGTTGCTACTGTGATACCAGTCGTCGAGGTTGTCATACCGATTGTTCCAGAACCAGCGCCAACGGGTCGAACTGTACTAAACGGGCCACCAGCAAGAATCTCGTTGACGATGTTGGCTGTGTGAGTGTGGCCTGGGTCTGTTACAGAAGATGTTGCAGAGTGGGTGTGGCTAACGACAATTGCATCTTTAGAGCCACCAGTCTGAGTCAGTGACCCCGTGACATTAGTTTTTGCAACCCCACCATCATCTTGTCTAGCGCCGATGATAAACCGGTCTCTAAGGTCTGGCGTGCTGTTTGCGCCGTCACACAGCACCCAACCGGTTGGTATGGTGGCTATGGTGCCAGACCACATCATGATCATGCCAGCTATGAAGCTAGTCGGCGGAGCAGCGGAAGTCCAAGTAGTGCCGTTAGAGGTTAGTAGGTTTCCCGTAGTACCAGGGGCTACAGCCTGAAGCGCTGATGTGCCGTTACCAAGCAAGACGTTGTTGGCAGTTAGTGTTGCCAAACCAGTGCCACCATTTGCTACGGGTAATGCCCCTGTAACTGCGTTTGTTTGGTTAAGAGCTACGGCACCAAAAGCCAAAGAAGTACCAGATCTACGAAGAACCTGATGGTCTGATGCAGCAGCAATACTTGCATTGTCAGCAGTTGAGCCGCCGGTAACGCCTAATACCGATAAAGCAGTACCTTGTGCAAGGTTTGCAAACGGTAGATCACCTGTCACGCCATTACTTAAGTCAATCTGTGCCCAAGCAGGGTTGTTGCTCGTGCCGGTGTTGGCGAGGTAGCGGGTAGCGGTAGTGTTCTTTGGCAATGCAACATAAGTGTTGGTTGCCGATGCATAAAGAATGTCTCCTTGTGTTGCACTGTTTAAACCAGTACCACCTGAGGTTACTTCCAATGCAGTTGTTAACCCAGATATAGTTCCGCCGGTAATTCCTACAAAGTTATCAGCAAGTCTAACGTTGGTGCCATCGCAGTAAACATTCGCTACTTTGCCGTTAGGGATTGTTACGCCTGTGCCGGTAGCGGTTTTGATACGAATGCTTTGTCCGCCAGAGGTGTTGTTCTCAACGAAGTATTGTTTTTCAATACTTACTCCAGGAGTAATTTCAGGGACAATTAAGTCCCGTGTAGCAGACAAGTTACCAGAAGACGTGACATTAAGTACCAGGTTACGAAAGACCTGTGAAGCATTGCTGCTTGCATAGGGCAGCGTGTAGTTAGCATCCGATGGAAATGTTGCTGTAGCCCGACCGGTAATTGCCTCTTCTAGCGCTGTGCCAAGGTTAGTGTTGGTGGTCGTACCCCAAGTACCAGCCTGTTCACCAGTACCAATAAGCTCGACTTTTAATGGGCTGTAATCACTTGCCATGATTTACTCCGCTTCTACGTTGCCTGCGACCTGCATTTCAATCCAAGAACCCGTGTCTTCATCCCACGAATACATACCGCCTTCAGGCATAGGAACCGGCGCTTCCCACTGGGCCGTGTCATTGTTCAGCAGCCAAGACGCAAAAGGTTTGGGCGGTACAAACGCATCAATGTCGGCGTTGTAGGTGTAACCGATACCAGCATAGTTCTTGCGGATGGTGCCGTTGTAGGAAGTCTGCTTCCATGTGCCGCCAAAGAGTTTCTCGCAGAACGCAGCCCCGATGTATTCCTTCTCCACACCATTAGCGTCTGCCGTGTCTTTGTTGGCTACCACGATGACCTGAGTCACCACGTTGTTTTCGTCGAGTTTCACAAAGTGCGCCAAAATAATTCTCCTTTACCAAGTCCATGAAACGTATGAATAACGAATGCCCGATTTCACAGGCTTTACCTCATGCGGATACATGAAGTTACTGGGAAAAACTACTACCGCCCCAGCAGGCAGATGAATACGGTGGTCACCAAACATCATCAACTCACCGCCTTCGTAATCGTCGTTTAAAGCACCCAGTATCGTCAAGGTTGGGATGCCTTTTCGCTGACCATCAAACATCGAATGAATGTGGTCACAGTGCAGTTTCATCTGCGTAGTGGGGTCATACCGATTGAACCGAATGTTGGTATAACCATTCCAACCACCGAACCAAGGCTCAAAACTAGCGAAGTCCTTTAAGACATAGCGCTCGACGGCAAACCAGACCTGCTTATTGATCTCGGCCTTCTCTGCAATATCGTCATGGCTAATGGCTAGTTCGTGGTCGTAACTGACAAACGAATCAGACCCTGCTTGATAAAAGGTGTGCTGCTGCCAGTTGATCTTGTCTAGGTTCTCTGAGGCCGACTTGCATAGATCCGCAGGTAGGTGGTTCTCATACACCTTGACGTAATCGAGGAGGTTCTGCGGCGTCACAGGTGCAGCCCCGTCAATGATTCGTCTTGCCCAAAGTTGCCAATAGGGAAGGTGTTAAACGACAGACTGATGCGGGTCTGTTTACCCTCTACGGTCTCGACCATATGCGTCAGGTGCGACGGGAAAATGAACAATCGGCCTGTGTAGGCTTCCATCCACCAAGACTCAGAGTTGTACGGGTTGAAGTCTTCTGTAGGGGTCTTTAGTTGCTGATACCCGTCACGGTAGAAATAGATCTTGTCTGTCTCTTTGTCGGCCTGGGGGTAAAAGACACCACTGATAAATGAATTAGGGTGAGCGTGTTTATGGTGGAACTGCCCCGGCTCGGTGTAATTGCACCAGGACTGCGTAATCCGCAGGGTAGTCTCGTGCTTGGGGGCGTAGACGGCCTTGAAGTAGTTGGCAACAGACGCCTCGATAAAGTCCTTGACCCCTTTAAGTTCAGGGCTCTTTAGGATCGTGTTATCGACGCTTGTGGTATTGCCCATGTTGTTGCGCTTCTCTTGGTTCTTGATGAACGCAATTTCTGTCTCGGTGAAGTCACGCCCGAGGTCGAACATACCCAATGCGGTAGGAAATAGGTTGTGAATGTTCACGCTACCGCCTTTTCTAAGGCTTCTACTTGACCGGTAAGTCGTGCCCAGTCTTCTGGCAACCAGATGGTGTTGATGGACTCTTCAAACTGACGGATCTTTTCCATCGTCTCGTCAATCTCTTCCCATGTCGGGCATGGTCTTGGGTCATCCCACCTCGTAATGATGCGGTTGGATATTTCCCACTTAGC